GGGCTATATAGTCTTTGTATTCGTCAGTCTGCGCAAGGTCTATAAATGACACTTTGATACTGTTCTTCGGCGTATTGTGCCTATTAACATATATCAAAGCAAGTCCGTTCAATGCCGCCTTGGTCGGCGTGTCTCCGCCTGCACTGAAATTGCTTGTGAAATCAACAGCCGCTACCTTCGGGCGGTCAAAATTAGCCGCATTGCTTGCATATTGAACATCAGATACGACCATTCCTGCATCATTTTTGAAATATCCCACGCATCCAGATATAACAGAATCATTGCTCTCCTCATCTGTCAAATCTGTCATGTTTTTGGAATATCTGATGGTCACGCCATTATCCGCGCCTCTGTTGTTCTTCAGATATACATCAAAATTATCCCATTCAAACTCGCCGCCGTACTGGTCGAGCATCGACCCTTCCGAACCGCCAAGCCTTGCCCTAACTGATGTTGGAGTGGTCTTGGTAAACTTTGCAACCGTCATTACATCCGTATATAAATTAAAGGAAAAGCTTTGTCCATCTGCCAGAATAGCGTTATTTTTTAAGGAATTTAGGGCAAGCTGTGCCGCCCCACTCTGGGCGGCTATACTTGCTCCTGTAGTCACTATTTCTGAGAGTCTGTATGATATATGCCTTGCGTATATTTCGACAATTCCGCTGAATGGCTTTGAGATGCTGTATATATCAAATGCCTGTATGGGCTTATCTGGATACGGCTTGGCGGCAATAATTCTGCCGACACGAATATCATCAAACTGTGCGCCCTGCAGTGGATAGGTCATATATAGTTCATACTGCCCATTCCTCTGCTCGGTGATTAAGCATTCGATTGTATCTGTCAGTCTTCCGAGTCCGTTAGTGTTGAATGATGATGCATTATGTTCAAAAAGGATAGGTATCATTCCAATTCACCCCCTTTATACTATCCACCATCGGGGCTTTATCTCCAGTTTAGTAAAGCCCGAAAATGTTATTATATTGTAACCGCTCAAAAGCTTTGGAAATCCGCCTGTTGTCATGGTCGCATTGCCGTTGCAATTAGTCGAGCCTTTGAAGCAGTTCTGCATCTCGCAGTCAATGTCCGTGTACTCATTTGCCGCACTGATTGCAATAGTTTCGCCGCCCATAGTCAAAGAGCCTGTGCTGTATGCCCTTATCAGTGGTTTTGCTTCAAATGCTGTTGGGTTTCTGATGGTGGCTCCTGTGGTAGTTATCTCAATGACATGCTCGCCCTGTTTCAAAAATCTCTGGGGCTTGCAGTCAAATTCCAAGTCAAATGTACATGCGTTATTGTACCTTTTCGGCTTGATTTTTATCTTTTTGGGAACACGCCCTTCTCTATACTCATCGGGGTTAAAGCTTTCCTCTATCCTGCAATAACCCCTCTGAGCCAGAAGGAAGTTTCTGAGCTGTTCCAGATCCTTTTCCATGTTCTCACTTATCATTATCATTGGATATTTAATATCGATGTTGTTAAATCTTCCGTGGTCAATGGTCAGCGTTCCATTGCGCCCCTGTATCTCTACTTCTTCAATATCTCTTTCGGGGGCATTATACACGTTCTCACTCGCCGCATACACCTTGAAATCCGAAAGATTTTGCCTATTTATGATTAAATTCCTTGTAATTATCGATTCTCTCATACTCATACAAATGCCCTCGTCCTTCTCAGTGTTGATTCAGTGATTTTCTGCTCAATGATTTCCGCAAGTTCCCTAACATCCTGCCCGACTGCGCCATATACGTTGATTACTACGTTGTTGCCTGTGCTTCCTTCCGAACCCTCAGAAGCTTCGTGGTTAACGCCTATATCTGGCATGTCGAAAGAGTTAGCCAATACACTTGATGTATCGCTTAGAGCATCTTCAACGGCTGTTGTTCCGTCATTAATACCCTCTGCGATACCAAGTGCGATATTCTCACCGACTTCATCGCGGAATACTCTTGAAGGGGATTTTATTTTTAGCACTTTCTTGGCTGAAGCAAGCGCCTTTTTAGCAAGGTTTTTAAGCGCATCAAAAAGCTTGCTTCCTGCCTCTTTAACACCCTTGATTATACCATCAATGATGCTTTTACCAAGAGACAGCCATTTGATACTTTTGAATGCGTTGAAAGCCCTAGTGCCTATGTCTTTAAGCAGTGTAGGCACTTGTGACATTAAGCCTCTGATTCCGTTGACGATAAATCTGATAAGGTCTGTTCCAAGCGTCTGCCATCTTATGTTCTTGAAGAAATCGAAGGCTTTCTGTCCTATGTTCTTTACTATGTCTGGGATACTTGATGCCAAGCTCTTAACGCCGTTTCCGATTGCCGTTATAATGGATGAACCTAAATTTATCCAGTTGATTGCGGTGAATACGTCCCAAATTGCCTGTATAATCTTCGGAAATTCAGCAATCAAAGTCGGTACGGCTTGGATGATACCTGTTACAAGCATCAATATGAGCTGAATGCCTGTTGCGATAAGTTTTGGCGCGTTATCATTAATTATTCCTGCTATATTTGATACGATGGTCGGTATTGTCTCAATCATGGTCGGAAGTGCCTGTATAAGACCGTCAGCCAATGCGATAATCAATGCCAGTCCTGCATCAACCATCTCACCCACGTTTTCTCTCAGAGAGCCGCTGAACTCCATCAATCCTTGCAGTCCTGCTTCTATCATCTGTGGGAAATTCTCTTTGATACCCTCGGTCAGTGACGTTATTATCTCAATAGCCGATTCTGCCAGTGTTGGGAGTGCTGATGTAATGCCTTCCATGAATCCACTTATTGCCGCAGGTGCTTGTGCCATCATCTGAGGAATAGCAGAAGCGATGTTCTGCGCAAGTGTTGTGATAATTTGCATTCCTGCTGATGCGATTGCAGGAAGGTTTGAAACAAGTCCTTCACCTATTGCCCCCAAAAGCTTTGCTCCTGCACTGATTGCCTCGGGCAACTTTGAAACTATGAGGTTCAGTCCTTGTGTTATAACGTTTCCAAGGGCTGTCATAGCTCCATCAAGTCCGCCACTCTGAAAGCCCTCTGTAATCTTTGATAATCCCTCTGAGCCAAACTGTACAAAATCCCTCAATGATGGGGTCAACTTGTCGGATATGGCTATCTGTGCGCCTTCTAAGGCTGATTGAAACAGCTTTACATCACCTTCGAGATTATCGAGCTGTGTTTTCGCCATTTCCTCTGCCGCGCCCTTTGAGTCACTTATTGCATTTGTAAGTTCGTCAAAACGCTCTGCAGTCGTTCCAACAAGTGCATTAGCCGCCGCAAGGTCTGTCTTGTTGAATATACCACTGATGATTGCATCCTTGGACTGTTGAGTCATTCCTTCCATCGCGCCTTGCAAATCGAGAAAGATTTCTGGCAACGCCCTCATATTTCCTGCTTCATCATACATATCAGCATAGGACATTCCAAGTTTTTCAAGAGCTTCTGTTCCTGCCTTGGTCGGGGTCTGCAGTGACAAGAGCATGTTTCTCAAATGTGTGCCGCCCTCTGCGCCCTTGATACCATTATCAGCCAGTGCGCCAAGAACTGTTGAAAGCTCCACCGTTCCGCCCTTAACGCCTCTTGCTGTTGCACCTATCTGCAGGAATGCGCTTCCGAGCTGTTCAACGCTTGTGTTAGACTTTGACGATGCTTTCGCCATCTGGTCAACCATCGCCCCTGTCTCATCAAGAGAAAGACCCAAAGCCGACTGCGCATCCGTCACCATGTCAGATGCCGTTGCCAAGTCCATGCTTCCTGCCGCCGCAAGGTTCAAGACATTCGGGAGCATCTTCATGGATGTATCCGCGTCATATCCTGCTAATGCCATATAATTAAGAGCGTCCGCCGCCTCAGTCGCGCTGAATGCCGTTGTCCGCCCCATTTCCTGTGCAAACTCTCTGAGGTTTCCGATTTCCCCAGTGGTCTTGCCCATTGTTGCCGCCACCTGTGACATTGACGAATCAAAGCTCATTCCTGTCTTGACTGATTCGGCACTAAAGCCAATAACCGCCGTGGTCGCTCCTGCTATTGCCGCTCCTGCTATCTTTGCCGCCTTGCCGAAAGCTCCGCCGATGCCGCCGCCTATTGAGTCTCCTGCAGCTTTAGCCTTGCCTAACTGTGCATCATACTGGCTTGAATCAAGCGAAATGGTTGCCACCAAATCAAATACATTCATTCTTTTATCACCTCGCTTCCTGCGAACTTAAATAACTTCGTTGTTATGTCAGTCACAACGCTTTCCGCCTCTTCTTCATCATTCTTTTCTGTTGGCTCGCCCTCCATTAGCTCCGCCCAACGTATACTGATATATTCATCATCATTTTTTGATACCGTGTTCTTGGCTATCACTTTGAGCGCATCCGTGATATATGTTCTGAACAGCTTTTCTTTGTTCTCCATAGTCAAAAAGGATATGTAATGTTCTATTACATATCCTTTTCCACATATTTCCAATAAATTAAAATTCAAGCTTTCAAGACTTCTCAGATATTTATCTGCGCCGTTTTCAGTGATGCCAACAAGGAGAAAAAAGAAAGCACCTCTTTGCTGTTCATCATTTCAGTCAAGCATCCCAGATACTCGGATATTGGATGCTTATCAACGTCCTTTGGCTCAACAAAGCAGGATAATGCAAGAATCGCCAATGTATCTTCAGGGTACTTTTCAAAAGCCCTGTCAAAAAGCTCTGATGCGTTTTCCATTGCATATTTCTTTTCAAGAGCCGCATTCGCCCTTATTATTGCCGCCCTTTCCTCGGGGCTTGCATCTTCTGGACATGTTTTATATTCCTGTTTTCTGTTCCTTATTGCCTGCAGGTCGAGTTCTTCAACCCACTTTGCGGCTACTTTTTTTATTTTTACCGTCTGGGCGATAAACTCAGACGGTTTGCAACTTGCTAAATTCTTCATTCAATCATGCTCCTGCGTCCTCACATACAAGCTGTGAGAGGTCATACGTCTGTACAAGGGTTTCTGTTCCGTCAGTAACGACAACTTTGAACTTCTGCGCATCCTTATCGGTGATTTTGAATGCTCCGTTCTTGTCTGGGTCGTTGATGATTTCAACAAGTCCACTGCTCTGTGAAGGTTCAAGACCAACCTTGATTGATGTTGCTTTAGGGTCAAAATTATCAAATTTGAGTGCAAGGAAGTTGCCTGCGCCCCAAGTTGTGACCAAATCGCCCTCATCAAGATATTTAAGAGTACCTTTAATCATGATACCGTCAATCTTCACATCCTCCTGCATGTCGCTAACAGAAGTCCCAAAAAGTGATGCTGTCGCACTTTCTGGAGCTATCTCAACATACTCAAAAGCGGAAGGGTCAGCCGAATAGAATACCATTGGCACTTCCTTCTGCTTCTCGATTGAAACATGTCCAGTGATTTCAAGCTTAATCTGTCCCTTTCCGTTCTTAGTGGTCTGCAGTGAGAATCCACCTGTTGAAAGAGCATTTTTGAGCTGTATAGCAACGAATCCGCCATCTGCCCTGTCACCTACCCACCAAATGTCTGTGAAGTCAGACTGTTTGAGGTCGGCTCTTGGGATGATAACCTTGTCAGACTCAATATCTGCGCATCCAAGCGAAGTCTTAATGAGTTCCGCTGTCGTTCCGAGTGATGTTGTTGATATTGTGCAAGCCCATGAATCAAGGTGTTTAAGCTCCTTCATGTTCACAGGAACGTTATCAACATCCTCTCCGAGGTCTGAGAATGTAGCAACGCATGACGGATTGATACCGCCAGTCGTTGCGCATATCAAATCTTCATTGCCAATGATGGGATTATCTGGATTGAATCTCTTTAACAAAACGCCTGCATCCAACTGCAAGCCTTTGAATGTGTTTTCGGGAATAACTGTAAATTTGCCCATTTAATACACCTCACTTTCAGTCAAGGCATAAAAACTCAGCCTGTACATTGATATAATATCTTTTAATCAGATTGTCGTCTGGGTCGTCCATTCTCTGTGCGAACGGTGCGCCCCTCGTTATATATATATACCCTCCATCAAAAGGGATTGTCTTAAAACCATAGCTTATTTCTTTGGATATTTCTTCGACTTTTAATGTGCTTTCTCGCCATGATGTAGAGCGATACCACAAATTCGCGTGTAGATTGACCACGTTTCCCAAGCTGTCCATGCTCACTGAATAAGTGATATACGGAAACTGCGCTTGGTCGGGTACGCTCGATTCATCGTATGCAGGAAGGGCAAAGCCATTCCAAAATTTATCAAGTGCCTGTACCTTGTCCATTGTCAACCTCGCTTGTCAAATGAAATTCCTCTGCTGTGACCTGCCTCATATTAAGGCTTGCGCTTGCAGGTGTATGCTTATCATCTCCATCAGAAGTCACACGAAAGATTTTTCCATCCCTTTCGCGCCTAAATACATCGTGGAATTGCAGATTTATGCCCTTTTGGGTTGTAATAGTGTATAAAGCTTTTACACCCTCACTCTGGGCAATACGTGCCTGCATGGATGAATCAAATACTATGGCACATTGAAACTCCGCGCCATCAACCCATACAGTGTCAAATCCACCGTATCCGTCTGGTGCGGTCGTTTTATCAATCATCGTGCATTTTTCCATTGCTTCATCCAGTAAAGACATATCAAATCTTCCTCCACCTGTTTAATCGTGATGCAAAGTTTTCCGCCCACGTTACCGCTGTTCCTGCCTTTGTGCCGCTTCCGCCGCTTGCCTTCGAATAAGAATAGCCGCCGAAGCTCTCAGAGCTGAACGGACTCTGTGCAGGGCTGTCAAGTCCACCATATTTTTCCTGCCAAGCTTCAATATCCGTGACAAGCTGTAGAAAGTCCCTTGGAACTTTCATCAGCCACACCGCGCCTGTGAACTCCTCGTCCTGCAGTTCTGGGATGCCAGTGTCTTTATACTGCCATACACCATCATTAAAGACGCTTTTGCAGATACGGAAATACTGTCCGTTCTGCAAGCCCATGTTAACAGGGATTGTGCTTGATGCATCAAGAAAGCGAAGCACACCCCCATCAATCTTGAATTTTCCAAAAATCCTGTCACAGCAAAACCAATTCTTGACTTCGTGGCACACTTCGCTAATCATCATATACTTATCCCTCTTTAGTTTTCTTCTTAACTTTAACAGTTTTGGCAGGCTTTTTTGCAGCTTCCTTTGCTTTCGGCTTGCTTTCGGTTGCCTCTTTTTCAGAGACAACCTCAGAAGCCTTTATAATGGCATTAGAAGCACTTTCACCGCTTTCCTCGATAAGTTTTACCCCTCTTTTATTTGAGCCATTTAAAAGGCTTTTAACGCGCTCAGATGAAGGGGTCATGCCCTCGCGTGGGTATGTGTCACCCACGCGATAGACATGATTGTTATCTTCCAAATCAGTAAAGTAATGAATAACCTTATACATTCAATCATGCTCCTGTTGATTCCAGAGTCAAGCCGCTAAGGTCAAGATACTGAATATTCTTCTTGCCGTTTGCCGCGGTCTGAACGATTTTAACCTTCTGTGTATCCTTGTTTGAAATCTTAAATACAGCGTTCTTGTCGCTGTCGAGTGTCTGGAGCGGCATACCTGTTGCGGAAGGTACAAGACCAACCTGCACATTGGCGTATGTAAGTCCGCTAGAGAAGTTATCGAATTTAAGACCAAGGAAATATCCGTCACCATCAAGAGTTCCCGAAGCAATACCGCCCTCAATGAACTTCAATGTACCTGTCACAGCGTCTTTTGCTACTGCAATATTGCTCTGAATATCGCTTGCGCCCTTTCCACTGCCGAAGTAATCAGCACTTGTATCTGCGGCAACTGTCAAATCTGTGAGAGTTGAATCATCAACGTCAACAACTGCGATACCGTCAATGTACTCTGCCCAGAGTGTCATGCCCATAAGAGCGTAAGACTCGCCAACTGCATGTTTATAATCGCCCTGTGCGTGGAATCCGATGAGGTTTGTTTCACCTGCTACCCTAAATTCAAGACCAAGCTTTGCAAAATCGCTGTCTGATGGGTCGATGTAGTAGAGGTCGATGTTCTCTACAGGAAGAGCAATAACTCTGCCTCTTGGAATATCTGGCTCAGAAAGAAGGAAAAGTGTTGAATAACCCATGAAATCCTTCACATACTGAAAGCCAAACTGAGTCTGTACAGAGATATTTGCTGTTCCAAGGTACTCATATACATCGAGTACGTTAGCAAAGCCGACAACCTCTGTAACTGTCCTTCTCATCTTCTGGAACTTATCAACAACCTTGCCCTTTGCCATAGCAAGTGCCATCTGATAAGTATGTACAGTCTCAACAAGTGCGCCTGTGTTGAGGAATCTGAAAAATCTTGCAAGCACGTTGCCCTGTAACTGATTAAGGAACTCATCATCAGTCTTTGAAATGGCAATCTGTGCGCCATACTTTGAAACAGCCTCGATTGATACAGCCTTGGAATACTTCTCGATAACTATATCATCGTATGCCACTGGCTCAACGCCGAACTCTGTGTATGGGATTTCCTCACCCTCACCAACAGAAGCTCCGCCCTGCAGTGAGTCTGATTTCATTACTGTCTTATATGATACAAGCTTTGTTCCTGCCGCTTTTCTGATAGGGCGCATGATTCCGAGAATCTGTCTGAGGGCATCCCAGTTCTGTGTGAATCTGGTAACAAAGTCAACCTCTCTGACTGCCACTGAAAAATCAGCCTGCTTTGTAAGTCCTTCCTTTGCGAAGAACTGAATGTTCATTGCTAATTTACCATTCTTGTTCATAATCTCACTCTTTCCGATGGATTATCAGATACCAAACAGCTCATGATTTTCGGCAATAGCCGCCTGCCTCTCCGTAGCGTCCTTAATCTGCATAATCTCATCTTTAGTCATTGTCGAACCGCCTGTGTTTTTAGGCGGATTAGAAACATCTGCACCCTCTTGGCGTTCCTGCACGATGAAATCTTCCCACTCTTTTGATAGGCTTTCTTTGAGTTCATCAGCCTTTTTGATTGAACCGTCCTTGTTAAGCTCAATCTTGTCAAAGTCTGCGACCTTTGCGACTGTATCAATGCGCTTTTCGGAAATGCCGATTTCTTTGAGCAATTCTTTATAAGCTTTTGACTTGGATGCCTTGGTGTTCTCTGCCTCAATATTGTTTTTGTAAGCTTCAAACTCCTCTTTGATAGCGTCATACTTTACCTTGTATGTGCTGTCCTTATCGCCGCCCTTTTCCAGTTCAGCGATTCTCTCATTGGCTTTGTCCAAATCGTTCTTGATTCTGTCGTGTTCCTCTGCCTTTTCCTTGAAACTGTCTCGCTCCTCTTTCAGTGCGTCCACTGTTGAAGCGTGTGCCTCAATGATTTCATCGATTTTATCAGCTTCGATTCCAAGAGCTGATAAGAATTTCCTTGTCAGTGCCATTGTCGTTCTCCTTTTCCTTTAGGTGGCTGTTCTTCGCCATTGACAACTAAATTGTACTATCAAATGTTCGAATTTGCAATATTTCAGCCCCTTTTAAGCTCATTTTCAACGATTGACTTAAATTCATTCATATTTTTTTCAACCGCGTTTTTCAAAAATTCATTAGCCCTCATCTTATACGTGCCAAAATGCACGTACTTGCCATAATAGACATTCGTGCCAATATGTACTTTGTCTTTGTCCGTCTTATGGGTGATGCTGTTTCTGAGTCTGCCTGTGTCTATTCTTCTCGGGTCATTGTCCAACTCGATTTTAGCATATCCCTCGCATTTCAAGCCTATCATTTCAAGGGCACGTGTCTTGGCGGCGTTGAGGGCGTTGATTGCATCCTGTGAATGGTCATTCTGAATCATAATGTCCACCCCCTGTCATTACCTGTCATTAATCATCTCATAAAATTCCTCATAAGACTTTCTAGCCTTTTCTGGTGCTTTTTCTGTAAGTCTGTAGCAGTTTTCATCCTCATCATAATAGTACCAATCTTTGTTCTCCATAAAATACGGTCTTTCCAACATATTAATAACCCTCTTTCTTTAACCACTTAATCATAGCATTTCCCAACTGGTTAGGCTGTCCGCACTGGCTGTTTGCAAATACCTCTGCAAACATTTCAAAGTCATTCGTGCGTCCATACTCGCTTAATTGCTCCGATAACTTAAAGTTTGAATTGTCTTTTTTCGCAATGGCAACAATTTCTTTCATTATTCCTTTTGCCTGTTTTTTATGCTCCGCTCTTGGGTCTGCTACTATGTCCGCATCAAATTTAGTTCCCCATTCTGTACGGCTTTTCGAAATTGCCGCTTCCAGTATATGTCCATATTCATGCGTTACAACATAAGTATTCCAATACTCATCACTTGCAGGCATGTTCCAAAAAGATTTTCTAGCCCTTTCAAATGCATTTTTTAGAGTGTTCGGGTCTTTGTAATAAGTGGCAACTAAAGAGAGGTCTGTATTTTGAGTCCTGTTGTTGTAAGAAGTCGATGTCCAAGCTATTGCCCTTTTATACTTTCGTGAACTGAGTTCCCCTTTGTTTTCTGGCTTTATTGCATGGAATCTGGCATTTAATTCTAAAAGCCTATTGGTATTTGCAACCATTAGCCCTTCATCAATGCTTTTGAATCCTTGTGCAATTGACCCAAACAATCCGCCCAGTTCTTTTAGT